ATGATACATACACTGTGTATCGCCCAGATTTGTGCCGTAAGATTATAGAACATATGGACAATTATTCTACAAGGATACCTGCCATACGTAAACAGACAAGGGATCTGCATGACAACTTCTTCAGTGCTAACAAATTACTCGATCACATCAACTGATACTATCACCATTAGTAATAGTACCAGTGACAGCTACTATTATACTACAGGTGCAGGTATGGGTGGGTCCAACAGTGGTACAATAACTATCAGTAGTGGCGGTACTAGCAGTTCTAGTACAGGATTCACTATTGGTGGTGCCGGTAGTGGATTCAGTTGGAGTGCACCTGAAGAATGGGATGGCTGTTTTCCCGACTGGAATAGAATCCAGACAATGTGTAAAGAATACCCAGCATTAAAAATAGCATTTGATAAATTTAAGACAACATATAAACTAGTAAAAGACCATTATGATACTCCAGAAGATCAGAGATCGCTTCCTTAATTGGCTTGATAGCAAAGGCCGTAAACGTGTGATCATGGATCGTGTGGATAACGAGCCATACTTGGAACGTTACTATCCATTATTCAATACCAGATACCACACTGGATTCAATATCTACATTCACAAGTTTCTAAAAGGCGATCCAGACGATGTGCATGATCACCCATGGTCATATGCTACATTTATTTTAGCTGGCGGTTATTATGAATGGATCCCCCAATTCAATCCAGATGGAACTAAAAGTTGTGAAATTCGTAAATGGCGTGGTCCTGGGCATTTCCGTATATGCAGGCCCAACAGCTATCATCGAGTAGAATTAAAACCAGGCGTTACAGCATGGACATTGTTTATGCCGGGCCCACACAAACGACAATGGGGATTCCTTGTCGATAATAAATGGATACACAATGACAACTATCTCGCTTCCCGTAAACAAAACGGTTAATACCGTTGCCACTACTTTATCTGGATACGGAGCCGTACCTCCGCAGTTGAGCGGACAAGTTTACACAACTACAGGAACCGGTACTGTCAATTGGGCGACACTCAACAACTACGACCAAGTGTTGACTGTTAATGCAGGCAAAAGTCAGCCTACACTTGACGTCAAAGGTGATCTAGTAATTAACGGACGAAATTTAGAAGAACGGTTAAACACAATCGAAAAGGTATTGCAAATTCCAGAACGAGATGTTATACTTGAAAAGAAGCATCCCAAGCTACAAAAAATGTACTACGATTATATAAACGAACTTGCCAAATACAGAATGTGGCATGCAATTAAAGGAACTGACAATGAAACTACATGAATCGATCAAAGATACCTACACAGAAACAATTATTAAAGAACACGAAGGGTTCCGCCTTGTGTTGAAAAAACATGAAGTACTCATGCCTAAAGGCTTGTTCAGTGTTGATATGGAACAGCAATGTTTGAAAGACGGCAAAATCACAGATACTGCTGTATACAATTTCTTTATGACCAAAGAAGAAATGGCAACTCTTGCACAGGCATTGACAGCATGAGCGATAATTTACAAGAATTATACGATTTATATTTGGGTATTGCCGACGGTATGGTTGAGAAATACGGTGCTATGGAAGTTGCCGCTGTTATGATGGCTATTTCTTTAAGCATATACAAATCAGGGCTAGACGAAATTGACTACAATGCAATGGTTGACAATATTTCAGCTAGTAGAACACAAGTTAAAAAATTTACACCAGCGATACTGCAATGAAGAAAATATACTACACTTGGCAACAAGTAGAAGGTGGTTGTTTAGACCTTTCTCGTCAAATGGTTCAAGATAATTGGTTACCAAAATACATAGTTGGTCTTAATCGAGGTGGGCTAGTACCCGCTAACTTGATCAGTCAATATTTAGATATTCCCATGGCCACACTTATGGTCAGCCTGAGAGACGGCGGCATTTGTGTAAGTGATTGTGGAATGGCAGAAGATGCATTCAATGGTGTAAACATTTTGGTTGTTGACGATATCAATGACCAAGGCAGCACAATTGAATGGATCAAGCACGATTGGCAATCCAGTGCGCTTCCCGATGATCCCAAATGGAACAATATCTGGGGACAAAATGTTCGGTTTGCTACATTGACCAACAATCTATCTAGCAACCAGGATGTTGATTATACCTATTGGGAAGTCAATAAAGCAGAAGAAGATTGCTGGCTCGTTTATCCTTGGGAGGAATTTTGGAAATGACATCATTAACTGGATCACTAATTAAACTTGGCTTTGGTATTGCATTAATTGTAGTTGCCGTTGCTTTTGGACCTATCATAGGTATTTGGGCGTTGAACACTTTGTTTCCGCAGTACCTAAATATACAGTTGACTTGGCAAACTTGGTTGGCTTTTAATATCTTGTTTGGCGGTAGCAGTATTATTAAACTTGGAACTAGAAAATGAAAAGTTTATCTGTACAAGAGCTTGAAGATAAACTCAAACAAGCTACTGAAGACACTTTAAAAATGCCTACTGAAAGAGGGCGCGAAGCATTGATGTCCTACATTGAATATCTGCAGTACGAAATTGCAGAGGCCAAGAAGCATGAAGGGCAGTAAAAAACATCGCAATTGGGACAGTCGTATTCCTGCACGTGATGCAGGATACACACATGTTGTAAGTATCCCATGGCGTGGACAGAAAGAATACTGGTGGAACGATACCTGCGCAGATGTATTAGACGTCTTTGGATTACCTGGAAATAGATACACCAGTCACCCCAGTCATGACAAAATGGATTTTTACTTCAAGTCAGAGATAGATGCTACTTTATGCAAAGTACTGATATCAGAAAAAATTTGAACACAAAATATTTGCAAAAACCTAAATAAACCTATATAGTAGTACTAAGACATCCACGTCACTAACTCGGAGAATAAAATTGACAGAATCAAGAACATACAACGAAACAGCACTTGACGCCATGTACGGCGATAGCGGATATCAAGAAGGCACTGCACACAACTATTTAGGTTTTGTAATGAAACGTAATGGTAAAAGGTTCTGGGCTGGAGATAACATCAGTGAATATATTGATGATAAAATGAAAGAAGATTTAATTAATGAAACAACTCTAGCATTTGAAAAAGTGTTAGATTGCTTGTTAATTGATCGTGAAAACGATCCTAACAGCAAAGGCACAGCCCGACGCTTGGCCAAGATGTACTTTAATGAAATAATGGCAGGAAGATATGAATCAGCACCAGACGCAACAGCATTTCCAAATGATTCGGCAGACCGTTATGAAGGCATGCTCGTTGTTCGCAGTGAACTCCGCAGTATGTGTTCTCATCATCATCAACCAGTTAGCGGAGTTGCATATATTGGAATCATCGCTGCCGAGAAGCTCATTGGTTTGTCTAAGTATACTCGCATTGCTCAGTGGTGTGCTCGGCGTGGTACTTTACAGGAAGAACTGTGCAACGACATCGCAAGAGAAATTGCTAAAGCCACAGGAGCCACAGACCTAGGTGTGTACATTCAAGCTGTACACGGATGCTGTGAGAATCGTGGCATTATGGCGCACTCTAGTCTAACACAGACTACAGTACTCAAAGGTGCTTTTAATACCGATCCAGGAACAAAGAAAGAATTTTTTGACAATATCAAAATGCAACAGGAGTTTGCTCCGAGATGAAATCATTAGAAATACAAGTACCTGCCGAAGGCATAATGCAAACAAACGATTGGGGAGACTCAAAAGTTTATCGTGTTACATGTAACTGCGGTGCATCGGATCACGATCATCATGTATGGGTAGAAGCTGATGATCACGAAGTTAGTGTTACTATCTATACAACTGTAAAAAGCAACTGGTGGAGTAAAACTCGCTGGCATGCTGTTTGGACATTGTTGACCAAAGGCTATATTGACACAGAATCCACTGTGATAATGAGTCGACAACAGGCATTCAATTATGCTAATACATTACTAAGTGCAGTGGAAGATGTAGAATCTTTTCGTAATACTAGACAAAACAAGGCAGAACGTGCTAAAGTAACAAAATTAGCAGAACAAGGTGATTGTGAATGAGTAAAATTAAAATAGCAGAATTATTTTATAGTATCCAAGGTGAAGGACGTTACATGGGTGTACCGTCTGTTTTCTTGCGTACATTTGGTTGTAATTTTAAATGTGCAGGCTTTGGTATGCCCAAAGGTGAACTAAGCAAAGAAGTTGAAGATATTGCTGAAGTTGTACACATGTTCAATGACTACAAAGAACTACCGCTTGTTAGTACAGGATGTGACAGCTATGCCAGTTGGGATCCACGCTTTAAGAATCTTAGCCCAATGCTGACTACTGATGCTATTGTAGAACGCACAATGGAGATACTTCCCGAAAACAAATGGCAAGATGCACATCTTGTTATAACTGGCGGTGAACCGTTGCTGGGTTGGCAAAAGGCTTATCCAGATTTATTAGATCATCCTCGCATGGCAGACTTACAAGAAATTACATTTGAAACAAATGGCACTCAATCTTTGACTAAAGAATTTGAAGACTACTTAATGAAGTGGCAATTTCCTGAAGATTTTAAAGTTCGTGAAGTTACATTTAGTGTCAGTGCCAAATTAAGTTGTTCAGGCGAAAGTAGAGATGAAGCTATCAAACCAGAAGTACTGTTGCAATATCAAGATATAGGACACACTTATCTCAAATTTGTAGTTGCTACCGAAGACGATATTGAAGAAGCAATTGAAACATTGGATATCTATCGAGAAAACGGCTTTACAGGACATTGTTATCTAATGCCCATTGGCGGAGTTGAAAGCGTATACGCATTGAACAATCGTGCAGTAGCAGTGGCGGCTATGAAACACGGACTGCGTTACAGCGACCGTTTACAAGTGCCGTTATTCAAGAACGAATGGGGAACCTAATGATATACTTTAGACATGAGGGTGATAAATTAGATAACGGCATAAATTTTTATCCTTTGTCTAGTATGAGCAGTATTGGTTTAAGACTAAAATGGAATAAAAAAATTTATCTAGTTCGCTATAGTAAATTTGCCAAAAAATGGTTTATAGGCCGATTGGGCATATAAGGAGATGAAAATGTTTTTTCTATTTTGCTTTATAGTTGGTTGGGCTATATTGATAGCATTATGCCTAAGATGGCCAAAAAATATCAACAGTGCCTGTACTGGGAATTGTAGACAAGGTAGAGATTGTGATTGTAAGGACACCAAATGAAACAATTATTAAGAAAATGGCTAGGTATCGATGATATTCTAAAAGAAAAAGAAGTGGCACTGGCCGGAGCCGCTGAAGCAAAGAAAGCAGAAGAAAATGCTAAAATGGGTCCGAAAGAACGTGCCACACAGCGAGGCGAGCCGTGGGTTGCTGTGCTGGACACACATGTCAACAAGGATAATGTACGGAATGGCTTTTTTGAACTTGACTGGAACCCAGAGTTTATAGTACAATTAAGGGAAGCTGGATACGGATTTGAAGGTGATCCAGAAGAAGAGATTGTAGATCGTTGGTTTAGAGATTTGGCAGGCAATATGCTAGCCGAAGCTGGACAGACTAACCCAAGTCGTACAATCGGTGGTTATATTAATGTAAGTAGATTACCAAATGGTAGGGCACAAATAGAATGACACACATCATAGTTGATACTGCTAACACGTTTTTTCGTGCTAGACATGTGGTGCAAGGTTCCAGCGACATCAAACTGGGTATGGCCTTTCATATTACCTTTAACAGTATCAAGAAAGCATGGCAAGACTTTGGTGGTACTCACGTGGTATTCTGCCTTGAAGGTCGATCATGGCGTAAAGATCATTACAAGCCCTACAAGGCCAATAGACAAGAAGCAAGAGATGCGCTGACTGAGCGACAGCAAGAAGAAGACAAATTGTTCTGGGAAGCATTTGACGAATTTAAAAAGTTCGTGTCAGAGAAGACCAATGCTACTGTGATGCAACATCCTAATCTAGAAGCAGATGATCTAATTGCTGGTTGGGTCCAAGCACACCCAGATGCTAAACATGTTATTATCTCAACAGACGGAGACTTTGCACAGCTGGTAAGTCCTACTGTAAGCCAATATAATGGTGTTGGCGATTTGCATATTACACACGAAGGAATCTTTGATGCTAAAGGTAAACCCGTTAAAGACAAAAAGACTGGCGAGCCTAAGCCTGCACAAGATCCAGAATGGATGCTGTTCGAGAAATGCATGCGGGGTGACACAAGTGACAATGTCTTTTCGGCTTATCCAGGTGTACGAACGAAAGGCACAAAGAATAAAGTTGGTCTCCAAGAGGCATTTTCCGATCGTAAGACTCGCGGATATAATTGGAACAATCTCATGCTCCAACGTTGGGTCGACCACAACGGTTTAGAACATCGTGTGTTGGAAGACTATCAACGCAATGTACAACTATGCGATCTCACAGCACAACCTGATGAGATCAAGGCTAAAATACGTGAAACTGTACAGTCTAATGCTGTGCCCAAGGCGGTAGATCAGGTAGGAATTCGCTTGCTGAAGTTCTGTAATGCGTGGGATATGAAGAAAATTTCAGACAACATTCAGCAGTATGCAGAGCCATTCCAGGCCAAATATCCACAACAATGAGAGATAAATACATACATTACTCAAGTGCCTCCGGGGCTGAGTATATAAGGAGAAACAAATGACCGAATTACACGCCAAGCCTATTGTGGATGGTAAATTTTGGATCGTGGAGCAAGACGGCTCTAAGGTCGCAACATTACACAAAAAAGAAAATAACAAATTTGTACTGAGCAGTACTACAGGTGAAGTTATGTTTAATAAAAAACAAGACATAACTAAACATTTTGGTGAAGGGTTCTTTTTGACCAGCACCAAAATCAAAGTTACTGCGCCAGACGTACATGAATGCCATGGATTTCCAACCAGCGGTAAACCATTCAATGCCATGTATGATGTACGCAACAAACTACCCCTGTTTACCAAGAGCAATGCTAGCAAGAGCTTGTATTGTGCAGGCTATTACACTATTAGATTCAATAAAGGTTGGGTAAAATCATTCTGTCCAAAACTAATAACATTGGAACGAAATGACTATCGTGGTCCTTTCAAAGATGAACTTGAGATGAAACAGGTGCTAGCCAATGCAAAATCAGATTAATTTAACACCTATTACACAGTTTGCACATCTCTTACGTGCCGCAGAACTTTCACAAAGCAAAGAAGTAAAGATTCCCATTCAACAGGCTAGACTAATGAATTTGGCCCTTGTTGAACTGATGGAACAGGTACGACAAGACTATGAAAGCATGTTTAATGCTTTGAAGAGTCATGTACAGCAAGAAGAAGTGCAAATTGAAATAGATGGCGGTGGCTTTGAAGAAAATAAATCTTAATAGCCCATATGTTATTGGCGAATTCAAAGACCACTTAGAACTTAAAAATCAAATCCTTAATGAGATTAACAATCAAAAAGAATTTGATCGATTAGTTGAAACTGAAGACGCCGTTGATATTACCCGATGCGACTGGAATACTAGTCGATGGGATTACAATCGACCCTGGTTGCAAGTTATTAAGCCATCACTATTGGCACATCTTCAGCAAGTAACCGATATGTTAGGGTATGCTGAATTTAAACTTAGAGAAATTTGGTTTCAGCAGTATGAACAAAATTCATTACACGGTTGGCATGTACACGGAAGCAACTGGACTAATGTATACTTCTTAGAACTTCCGTATGATTGTCCTAAAACACAATTCATAGATCCATACAATCAAACTACTATCGGAGAGTTTGATGTTAAAGAAGGCGACATTTTAACATTCCCAAGTTATGTTATACATAGAGCACCTATTAACAGCAGTACAAAGCGTAAAACCATTATTTCATGGAACATGGATACTGAATTAAAGCCTGGTTTATACACTGAATAGAAGATAAATATATGCGTATATTACTAGGATACGCACTATGTCTAGACCTAAGCCAAAAGTACTGTTAGAGTACACAAATAAAAAAACTTACAAATCTGAACAGATTTTAGAAGCTGAAGCCATTTGGGCTGTGTTCTACAAGAACGAGCCATTCAATTTGAAAAGTTTCAATAGTCTTACCTCCTATCCTGGACCAAAATACAAAAAAGTTTCATTCTCTAATCCAGGGCATGCTCTTAATCTAGCCAAAAAATTAAATCTCATGTTTGGCTGTGAAGATTTTCAAGTGATTACCCTTACTCAGGGCACTATACTAAAATGATGACACAGGATGCCTACACTAAGATATTTTTACAGCAGTGGGGCAAAACAACAGACGATGTAAATGTAAAGTTGTACTCACGCAACTGGTGGCAAAGTAATCGTGCAGGCAAACAAACCGCATTTAGATTAAGTGACGACGGATATGCCTTTTTGGTTAACGATTTGGAACTTAGAGCTTACGAAGTGCCATTTACCGAACCAATTGAGCTGAGCCCCCAAACTATTATATTTTTGGAAAGATATTTGGACTGTCCTTACTATCTAACTCCCCTTTCAATCACTGTGTTCACAGAGCGCAAGAATTTTGAGCTTATGTTGTTTAGTGACGACATTAGAAAATTTGGACTAATAAAAGCCATGAAAGAGCGTGAAAAAGATCTAAATTCTAATTGACATAAGGTCTAGTTGGTGCTATAATACTTACATAGCGTAACAAATTTAATCCCAACTTAAGATAGGAAACAAAATGGCATCAGAACTAGTAACCCGTACAGTAGGCCCAAAGGGTGCAAAGAAAAGTCTTCGTAAGGCGTTTAATACAAAACGTCCTATCTTTATCTGGGGTCCTCCGGGTATTGGCAAGTCAGATATTATCAAACAATTGGGTACAGAACTTGATGCCCATGTTATCGATATCCGTTTGAGTCTATGGGAACCAACAGACATCAAAGGTATTCCATACTTTGACTCAATCGATGGCACAATGAAATGGGCTCCTCCTTCAGAATTGCCTAGCAAAGAGTTTGCTAAAAATCACAAAACTATCATCTTGTTCATGGATGAATTGAACAGCGCCGCTCCCAGCGTACAAGCCGCGGCTTATCAACTGGTTCTTAATCGTAAATGCGGTACTTATGAACTGCCAGACAATGTAGTGATGGTTGCCGCAGGCAACCGTGAAACAGACAAAGGTGTATCATATCGTATGCCAAGTCCGTTGGCAAACCGTTTTGTTCACTTGGAAATGGCTGTAGATTGGGATGACTACTTTGACTGGGCCGTAGACAACAATATCCATCCAGATGTTATTGGATACTTGACCTTTAGCAAGAAAGACTTGTATGATTTTGATCCAAAATCTAGCTCACGCTCATTTGCTACTCCACGCTCTTGGTCGTTCGTTAGCGAATTGCTTACAGATGACGACTGCGACAATGACACACTAACCGATTTAGTGTCAGGTTCTGTAGGTGAAGGTCTGGCTGTGAAGTTTATGGCACACCGCAAACATGCCAGCAAAATGCCTAACCCGCAAGATATCTTGTCAGGCAAGGTTAAGAAAATGGACTCGAAAGAAATTTCAGCAATGTATTCATTGACTGTATCATTGTGCTACGAGCTCAAAGACGCATGTGACAAGAAAGCCAAAAATTGGAACGACATGACTAACAACTTTTTCGAATTCTTGATGAACAATTTCGAAACTGAGTTGGTTA